TTCTCTTGGTACTTTGTTTGGCAATTTTGGTCCGGATGGCAAGCCCGCTAAGAACGCTCTTATTGAGTTTCCGAGGGCAGAGTCAGAAGGCGTTAAAGCACTTATTGAACAATTAATTACTTGGTCTCCTGGTACAAAGAATAAACAGGATGGTCCTATGGCTTTATGGTTTGCCGAAACCCAGTTAAGGGATTATGTGAACCAGCAAGGTAGTTATGGCAAAACTTGGGTTAAGAACCCTTTTGCTACACCACACGATTTGGCTAAACGCCAGGTGGTGGATTTAGAAGAATATGCACGCAAACAGCGTGCTGTTAATTCAGGATGGTATTAATGGCAAGAGAAATACAAGATATTGCTAATGCTTACCAACAACTAAAACAACGATACGCAAACCGTGACTCACGCTGGTCTGATGTTTTAGAAGTTCGTAAAGGTAACATTAACCAAGTTTTCCCAGGACTATTCCCAGCCGAATACCCTAAACCTATGGTGGCAAACTTTATTGACGTTGCCGCACGCGACATCGCTGAAGTAATTGCACCTCTTCCTGCTATTAACTGTTCAGCAACTAACGCTGTATCTGACCGTGCACGTACCCGTGCCGACAAGAGAACAATGATTGCTGCCGGCTACCGCGACACTTCACGCCTACAGGTTGAGATGTTTACCGGTGCCGATAGATATATTACTTTTGGTGCCCTACCTTTCATTGTTGAAGCAGACTACGATAACAAAACCCCACGTATCCGTTTAGATAACCCTTTCAACTCATACCCTGAGTTTGACCGCTTTGGTCGTTTGCTTTCCTACACAAAACTTTATGTTAAAGCCGCACAAGATTTAGTTAACGATTTCCCAGAATATGAATCAGTTATCCTTGGTAAGTTTGAACAACGTGGTTCTATGCGCCCTGTACAACTTGTGCGCTATATGGACAAAGATGAAACAGTTCTTTTCTTACCTGAACGTGGTAACTACATTTTACAACGTGCCAAGAACCCTCTTGGTAGATTAAACGTAATTTTTGCTGTAAGACCTGGTGTTGATTCTGATGAACAACAACGTGGACAGTTTGATGATGTTCTATGGGTGCAAGTCGCACGTGCCCGTTTTGCTACTTTACAACTTGAGGCGGCACAAAAATCTGTTCAAGCACCCTTTGCGTTGCCTTCAGATGTTAACGTCCTTGAAATGGGACCTGACGCAACTATACGTTCCGCATCTCCTGAAAAGATTCGCCGTGTTGATTTAAATGTGCCCCCTGGATTATTTGCTGAATCACAAATACTTGACCAAGAAATGCGTATGGGTGCACGTTACCCTGAAGGACGCCAAGGCGTAAGCCAAGGCAGCATTGTTACAGGTCGTGGCGTTGAAGCCCTTATGGGTGGATTTGATACACAAGTTAAAACAGCACAGTCTGTTTTGGCTGAAGCATTAAAGCAAGTTTTTGAACTTTGCTTTGAGATGGATGAAAAACTTTTCGGTAACTACGAGAAGACGGTTCGCGGCGTAGATGCTGGCGCACCGTATGAAATCACCTATACCCCCAACAAGGATATTGATGGGGATTATACGGTTGATGTCACCTATGGACTGATGGCCGGATTAAACCCCAACCAGGCTTTGGTATTCGGACTTCAAGCGCGTGGAGACCAATTAATTTCCCGTGACTTCCTCCGCCGTCAGATGCCGTGGGAAATAAACGTTACACAAGAAGAACAAAAAATTGAAATTGAAAAACTGCGTGATTCTCTTGTTGCAGCAATTAGTGGATACGCTCAGGCTATTCCTTCATTGGCAACACAGGGTCAAGACCCTGGTGAGATTTTAAGTCGTATTGCAACAGTTATAGCAGGCAGACAAAAGGGTCAACCTATAGAGCAGGTAATCGCGGAAGCGTTTGCCCCTCAAGCACCGCCCCCTTCTGCTGAGGCTGCAGTCCCTGGTATGGAACAACCCGTCCCCGGTTCCACAGGTGAGGCTCCCTCCGGTGGTGCTTCAGGTTTAAGTGCAGCAACTGGTGGTCCACGTGGTGTGGCACCAGGACAAGTAGGACAAGGTGGAAGACCACCGATACAGTATTTGCTGGCCGGGTTAACCGGTTCTGGCAAACCCACACTATCTTCTAGTGTGACAAGAATGGTCCCTGCGGGCTAAAAAGGAAAAAGAATGAAGTCATTTAGTGGCGGCAAGAAGCCAGCAAACCAAGGTTCTGCTGGAAAAGCATACGAACAACCAGTTAGAAAATCTGGTGTTCCAAAGGCTGCAAAACCAGGTATGTCAACAATTATGTTTGGCAAACAACCATCTGGTACACGTGGTAGTTCAGCACCAAAACGCGCTGGAAAATAAACAATTAATTTAAGGACGTATAAATAATGGCAAGAGGTGGAAACAGACCTACAGCACCACAAAATAATCCTATGAACGTTAACGGACGTGGTGGTAATGGTCAAAGCGGTGACGCTACACAAGCAGCCAGATACGTCCCAGGTCTCCCATACGGAGAGGGGCAAGCACTTATGGAAACACAAGGAGCAGCCCCTTTGGCTGCGGCTCCGAGTATTGAACAATCAGGTATGCCTTCGGGCCTCGCATCAGCCGCAGCCTCACAACCCGTTATTGGTTTAAATGAACCTTCAGCACGCCCCAATGAACCAGTTACTGCTGGTGCAGGGATGGGTGCAGGTCCAGGTATGGATGCACTTGGTCCAAGTCCTGACCAAACTTTCAATAAACAATTACAAGCAGACAATCAACGTCTCGTACAATATTTACCTTCCCTTGAGCAAATGGCTAATGACCCATCTGCCTCTAACACTTTCCGTAATTTTATTCAATACTTGAAGAGCATCGCATAGATGAGCCAGTTTTCTGAACGCTTTGATACAGCAATTCAGGTTTTAGGTTTTCCGTTAGGTTCTGTTGCTTTTGATTTAGCCAGAACACCTAATATGACCGATGACCAATTTAATGACTTATTAGAAACTTTAACTAAACCAGAAGGAGCATAACTTTTCGTGGGTGCTCTAACTGACTTTTTAACTTCTAATCGTATCGGTGCAGCAATTGGTAATGTTCTTACAAAAAATGTTGCTCCCAGAGTTGCTGATGTTTTTAACTCACCTCTTGGTTCTATCATTAAAGGTGCAGATAAAGCAATTGAAACTGTTGTTCGTGACCCTGTTGGTGCAGTTAACCTTGGTGCAGCATATGCTCAACGTAAAGAATTTGATAAAGTTAAACAAGCATATAAGGCTACTGACCGTATTTCTTACGGTGAAGCAACAGCATATAACCTTGCACAAACCTTTAAAGGTTTTAACTCTTTAACTAATCCAGCAATTAAAGCCGCTGGTGGTCAACAAGCCCTTGATAAGGCTTATGAGTTGATGCCTTTACTTAATCCAAACTATGATGTTATGGATGAAAAACAACGCCAAGCAGCACAAGATAGTCCTTACTACCAAATCCTTACAGGTTTAACTGATATTGGTTTAGAATATTTAACAAGTGCTGGTACTGGTCTTGTTTTTAAAGGTTTACGTAAAGCATCAGAATTAACACGTGCACCACTTACCGCTGAAACTATTAAGGCTTTAGAAACTGATGCTTTTAAAGGTGTTAATGATATTACAACACAATTAAATAATGGTGCAAATGTTGATGACATTATTCCATCTAACGGTATCAGTGTTCATATTCTTGATATGTACAAAAAGAATGACCCATTAGAATTATTATCTAACCCTGTTGTTGCACGTTCAAGTAATCCTCGTCTTCTTTCACAACTTGGTGCCGCAACTAAAAGTATTGATGAAGCAAGAGATATTATTCTTGCTGACCTTGGTTCTGTTGCTGCTGCTAATAGACTTAGCCCTTCTTTAAAAGATTCAATCACTCTTTCTAAACAACCTGTTGATTTACAAAAAGGAAATGAATTAACACCTAATAATCGTTTAAATCCAGATAACATTGTTGATGGTGCAGAGGGAGACCAATTAAGAAACGTTCTTGATGACATTATTGCACGTAACCCTAATCTTACTAATGAATGGAAAGATTGGTACGGTAAAGTTTCTATAGGTGCAGGTAACGTTTCCTGGGCACCTTCAAAGTTTAGTTTTGTTGAACAATTAAACAAAGCAAAAACAAGTCTTAAAACTGAACGTCTTCTTGGTAGAGGTTCTAAACAAATAAATGAAACCATTATTGGTGGTGGAGAGTTCAGACCTTTCCGTGTTTTAACTCTGGCAACTACACGTCTTCGTCCACGTGGTTATATTGAACTTACAGGTTTACGCCCTATGGATAGTGTTGAAGAAATATCTGCAATGCTACA